TACAATATCATCTGGACGTTGGCTAAAACAGCGAATCCGTCTATTCCCGACCCGATTACGTGGCTAGACCAGTTCGATGAATTTCCTCTCATGGAGATTATCCCGGAGTTGCAGGATTTGATTATTGCCAGCATCCAATCTAAAAAAAAGTAGACGATGATGAGGAAACGCCCGGAGGTGATGAACTCACCACCGAGGCGTTTTATTTTTTATGCCGTCGCTGTGGACTGCAGCGGGATGACTTTGAGGATATGACCATCGGCATGTGTATTGACTACATTGATGAATACATTCGTGAAATGACCAATCCGAAAGAGCGGGTTAGAGAAGCGACACAGGCCGATTTTGATGCGTTTTAGAGGGAGGTGAGGTGTATGGCAGACCGGATCAAGGGTATCACCATTGAGATCGGCGGAAATACCATCGGACTGCAGAAGGCGCTCCAAGAAGTGAACCAAAAAAGTCGTGAGCTCTCAAAAGAGCTTCGCGATGTGGAACGTCTTCTCAAATTTGATCCAGGCAACGTGGAGGCTGTGGCTCAGAAACAGCAGATTCTCGCGAAGCAAATCGAGACGACAACGGAAAAGTTAAACCAATTGCGCTCCGCACAAAGCCAAGTGGAGGAACAGTTCCGCAAGGGAGAAATCGGAGAACAGCAATATCGGAACTTTCGACGGGAAATCGAATATACGGAAGCGCAGCTCAACAAATATAAGCAATCTCTGCAAGCTATTAAGGACGAGCAAGAAGCGGCCGGAACGGCGACAAAACGCCTAGAAGCATTTTTTAAAGCAACCGGCAAGAGTGTAGATGACTTCGCTGATACGCTCGGAAGCAAGCTAGTCAATGCGATCAAAAGCGGAAAGGCATCATCTACACAACTAGAAGATGCATTGGATAAAATCGGACAGGCGGCACTGGGAGTAAACGCTGACCTGGACAAAATGCGCCAGGCGCTCGATCGGCTCGCAAGTGGAGCGAAGCTAGATAAAGTTAAGAAAGACCTCGACGAGATTGCCAAAGCGGCTAGCAACGCAGAGAAGGATGTAAAAGGGCTTGGCGAAACGATTTCAAGTGTGGCTGGTGGGATTGCAGCAGGCGGTGGTTTAGCTGGGGCGATCAACCAAGCGCTTGATACATCACGGCTAAATACAAAGATTGATATTTCGTTCAATGTGCCGGAGGAATCGAAAAAGGCCGTCAAGGACGCCGTCAACACAATCAAGGCCTATGGCGTCGATGCGGAAGCAGCACTTGAAGGCGTGCGCCGTCAATGGGCACTAAACAAAAACGCCAGTGACGAGGCGAACACCGCAATTGTCAAAGGTGCGGCAGCGATTGCACGTTCCTACGACGGAATTGACTTTACTGAGTTGATTCAAGAAACGCATGAAGTTGCTTCGGAATTGAATATCTCGAATGAGGAAGCATTAGGGCTTATCAATTCATTGTTAAAAATCGGATTCCCACCGGAACAATTGGACATCATTGCGGAATACGGGCAACAGTTGCAACGTGCCGGATTTGAAGCAGAAGAAGTGCAAGCGATTATGGCGGCGGGCGTCGAGACGGGTACGTGGAGCATAGACAACCTGCTCGATGGTCTCAAGGAGGGTCGAATCCGTCTAGCGGAGTTCGGCCAGGGCATTGATAAGGCGACGGCCAAACTCCTTGAAGGGACGGGCATATCGACGGCACAGCTCCAAACGTGGGGGCAAGCGGTAGCGGCTGGCGGAAAACAAGGGCAAAAAGCGATGGTTGAAGTTGCACAGGCGCTTGCCGGAATTGATGATGAAACAAAAAAGAATGCACTTGGTGTAGCTATTTTCGGTAAACGAAAGTTGTGCCGAAACAAAACCGGGCAAAATCGGTGGAAGCTAAGTGAATCGGCGTGAAGTTGGAGCCGGTTCATATGCCAACACCGAGGTAACGGGGGCACCACCCTGCACCGTAGAGCGTAGGCGGTGAGCGTTAAGGGAGCAATAATCCGCCCAAGAGTGTCCGGCAACCAACAAATGTTGGTTGAAAATGTACGCCGAACCGGGCTGGAATTGACCAGCCGTATCCCGTGAAAGGGTATGAGGGAAACCTCCGGAAGCAGAGGATAAAAAGCCTTTGCGATAACAAGTTGACAATGTGGGAGGATCAAGGGACAAACATTTCCGAAACGATCCTCAACATGAACAAACACCTAGGAGATGCGAAAAACAACCAAGATCAACTGAATGATGCGATTTCTAAAATCAATGCCGATCCGGCTATAAAATTCCAAAAAGCGATGAATGATTTGAAAACGGCGCTTGAACCGTTGCTGTCTGTTATCGCATCGGTTGTCGGAGCAATCGCTAGCTGGATGTCAGCCAATCCGCAGCTATCTGCAACAATCACTGCGATTGTAGGCGCTGTCGGCATTTTTTCGGGCGCGCTCATGGCATTGGCGCCCATTTTATATTCAATACAGAATGCCCTCCCAATCATCACAAAGATGCTTCCGCTGCTCGGAAATGCGTTTAAGGCGATGACTGGGCCGATCGGCTTGGCCATTACGGCGCTCACACTCCTTGTTCCGGTAATTATTGAGAATTGGGAGCCGATAAAGGATTTTTTTGCAAAGCTATGGGACGGAATCAAGAGCATTTTTGAAACGACGGTCAATGCCATTGGATCGTTTTTGAGCAGCTCGTGGGAAGCAATTAAGACCGTAACTGTTGCGGTGTGGGAAGGTATTAAAACGGTGGTAGTCGCGATTTGGGACGGGCTGAAGACCGCGGCAACTACAACTTTCGAGACGTTGAAAAGCACTATTTCCACCGTTTGGAACACGGTTAAACAGCTCACCTCTACCGTTTGGAATGCAATTAAAGCGGCACTAACAACGGTGTGGAACGCGATCAAATCAACCAGCGAGACAGTATTCAACGCGATTAAAACAACAATCAGTACCGTTTGGAATACGATTAAGACAGTGACATCGACGATTTGGAACGGCATTAAGGGGATAATCTCGTCTATTTTGGAGAGTATCAAGCAAGGAGTGAATGCAGCTTTTACCTCTATCAAAAATATCATTTCCGGGGTATGGAACACGATAAAATCCCTAACATCCAGCGTGTGGAATGGCATTAAGAGCTTTGTCATGACTCCAGTGAATGCCATTCGCGATGCTGTCCCGTCAGCTTTCGAAGCTATGAAAAACAAGATATCGAGCGTATGGGAAGGAGTAAAAAACGTGATAAAAGCACCGCTGAATGCCGTGATTTCAATGATCAACAGCTTTATCAGCCGTTTGAACGGTTTGAAAATCCCGGATTGGGTCCCTGGAGTGGGCGGCAAGGGAATCAACATCCCGAAAATTCCGATGTTGGCAAAAGGGACAAACTTTTTCCAGGGCGGGTATGCAATCGTTGGTGAACAAGGACCGGAGCTCGTACAGCTTCCGCATGGTTCGAAAGTCTATCCGAACCGAGAGACGGAAGAGCTGTTGAGAACCCCCATCATGATCACCGGGAATACTTTCGTTGTGCGTGAAGAAAACGACATTCAGCGCATTTCTCGTGAATTATATGCGCTGATAGAGCGCTCGAAGCGCAGCAGGGGGATCAAATTATGATGTGGTTTCAGTTCGGAGATATTCGCTCGGATGAACTCAATATCAAAGTTTTACGGATCCGGAAGCCGATTTTGCCGGAGTTCCAGGACCACCGGGAAACGATTCCAGGCCTGGATGGGACCATTCTTTACCCCCAACCGTTTGAAAGCAAGCCGATTGAGATTGACTGTTTGCTGCAACATGCCGATCGGTACAACAAATATGTGGAAAATCGACTGCTTGCCAAGCTGTATTCCCGAGAGGAACAGAAGCTCATCACAAGCGATGAACCGGATGTTTTCTATCTTGGAAAACTTTCCGGGAATTTTACGCCAGATCCGCACAAAACCCTGTCCAGCTTCACGCTTTCGTTCACCTGCCAGCCGTTTGCATACTCACTGAACAAAAAAGTCATTAACTATAGAAAAAGTTCCTCGGATCTTTTCACGGTGACATCCGACGGGACCGCGTATTCCGAATTTAAGCTCACACTCACCCCGCAGGAAACAATAGAAAATATCAACATCAAAGTTGGAGATGCGGTCTTGGTCTACGGTGAAGAAGTCGCGGCCGGGGAGAGCCTGGTTATCGATACGGACGCGGCCGAGGCGTTCATTGATGGTGAGAACGTCACGATCAACTTGTTCGGCGAATTTCCGGTACTATACCCAGGGGAAAATGTAGTTGAAATCGCAGCAAATAACGATTTTAGCTACGAAGTTACTTTCGAATTTTACGATAGATTCATGTAACGAGGGAGGGTTTGGCTCATGCTCAATCGATACTTTCGCAAAATCGAAAACCTCCCCCTTCTCCTGTCTATCACCGGCGAGGTGGTAGGCTTTCTAAAACGCATTGAAAATCCGAACATCGAAAAGGTGCTGCATGACGTGAACGTCTTGAAATTTGTGCTGCCGAACGATCTGACCATTGAGCCAGAACAAGAAATCATTTTTAAGAACAACCGCTACAAAGTCTCGAAAGTGGTCCAGTCCCGGGTCGGGAGAAAAATTACTGAAGTGGAAGCGATGTCGGCATTTATCGAGCTCAACGACAAGCGAGTGAAAAAAATTGAATTCGTTGGATTATCTTTAGAAGTAGCTTTGAACAAAATCCTCGCTGGTACCGGATGGACGGTTGGGAGCGTTCCGGTAGATAGCCAAACGCATTCTATGAGCGAAGAAAATCAGACGGTCCTCTATCTGATCCGGTTGTTGGCCACATTGGCCGGCTATGAAGTGGATTTCGATACAGTGAACAAAAAAGTTAACTTTGTGGAAAAAATAGGTAAAGAAACTAGTTTCATCTTTCGATATCGAAAAAACATCAAAGAAATCAAGAAAACTGTGACGCCCGTCCAGGCTACAGTCATATACCCATACGGGCGAGGCGGATTGACCATCGGATCAGTAAACAACGGGCAGGAATATCTCGAAGATTATTCATGGTATACGGACATGGGGGTCCCACTCGCCGAGGCGAAAAAACGATTCCGGAAAGAATACGTTTGGGAAGATGAACGATTCATCTATGCGGGCACTCTCATGAGAGCTGCCCAGGACAAATTACATGAGCTTTCCCGTCCACAAATTGCCTATGAGACATCCGTTATCGATATAGATGCCGGCGATTTAGATATTGGCGATTATTGCTGGGTTTTTGATGAAGAGCTAGGGATCCGGCTCAAAGTTCGCGTGGTGCGACTTGAGCTTTATCCCGGGCAAGAGTGGAACAACAGAATTGAATTCAACTATCTCATTCCGGGATTAATGGACAGCGAAACGTATGTGGGTAGTTCAACAACTTCCGAAAGTGACATGGCCCTTGTAACAAACGAAAGCGACATTTCTGTCGGCACAAACTATACGGCTGCTTTGGAGATGTCGTTTTCAACATACGCTCCGACTAATATGCAAGTTGGGTTGGTTTTGGTCGGAACAGCCAGCACTGATCTGACGCTGGATGGCTATTTTGATATCGCCGGGCAAAAGGTCGGGGTGCCGATCCGGCAGAAAGTTTTTGCCGGCAGTAACATCATTTCGATGACATTTTTATTGACACAGATTCAGGAAGGATCCGACTTTTTGAGGTTGTTTCTGAAAACGAATACTGGAACATTCACGGTTTCAAAAAATGAATCGCAGCTGTATATTGTCGGGCGGAACCTGCTCGGTGGCCTGTCGGCGGAATTGCCATATGCGTCTATTGTCGAAGAAGTCCAAATGCCGAGTATTCCTCTTTCAGCAAATGTGACAACAAGTGTAAAACTCGATCCAATGATCATGCGGAATCCGCAAGAAGTGGCAACTCTTCAAAATCTTTCTTCTTTCGTTGTTGACGCCAAGCCGGTTGTCGAATTGATAGGAGGTTAAGGGAATGAGA